GCAAAGGCTGCGTTGATTTCCTCTGATGTCAGGCTTCCATCTGCTAGGTAGAAGCGAGCAAGTGCTTCAAGTACACGTGCTGCACCTAGTGCGCCAGCCAGTACTGCTGCCTGCCATACTTCAATTCCAACTAGGGAACCTGCTCCGATAACTCCGAGAGATTCTGCTGCGATGACAGCAAAAATTCTCATCATTACATTCTTAAATGTGTCCATTATTCGTCCTTCATATTTCGGATGTTGAGTGTGATAGACCAGACCGCAAGGGTTGCAATAATTGCGTAGCCCACCACTGTCTTAGCCGAACCTTCTAATACCACCCAGGCCACGAACATTCCTAAGAGTGTCCATAGTTGGTTGGCAATATCTGAGATGAACTTCTTCATATGTTTCTCCTGTATGCTGCGAGGGCAGCAGATGCTGCTGCTTGAGTGGCTATGTTTCCTGCAATTACTGCAGCGATTACTACCTTCTCTGATTGCTCACGTACCTCAGGTGACATATCTGCACCGATGTTTCCGAGGGCCATTAAGACTTGTCCAGGGTCGGTGAATATCTCTGCTAAAAGTTCTGCTGGGTTTTCAAGTAGTTGAAGTGCTATGACAACTTCAGCAGTAAGTACTACACCGTTCTCCAGTTCAACTGGCGTGTCTGGTGCTAGTGATGAAAGGTCTGTCGTATCATTGAGAACAACAACAGTTGGCTCAGTGATAGGAGGCTCAGGTTGAACAGGTTCTGGCGTAGGCTCTGGCTCAGAAGGTATGACCTCAGGCTCAAGTGGCTCTGGTTCTGTTACAACAGGAGGTTCGGGAGCGGGTTCTGGAGCGACTTCAGGTTCTGGCTCTACAACTGGAGACTCAGGTTCCTCGACCACTGGTTCTTCTACAACTGGCTCATCTACTTCAGGAATCTGAAGGCCAGGTTCATCAATGTTATCTACCGTAGGTTCTGGCTCAGGCTCTGGTATAGGGTCTGGGATAGGTTCAGGTAATGGTTCTGGCTTTGGCGTTGGTGGCGGTACCACTACTGGCTCTGGTTGTATTACTGGTTCTGGCTCAGGTAAAGGAGTAACTTCTGGTGTTGGAATTGATTCTACTGTTTGGGTATCTACCGTTGATGTTTCTGCTGGTAGCACAGGTGTTGCAGAATCGGAAGTTGAAGTCTGAGTATCAGAAGTCACAGAAGATGTCTCTTGTGTGGCAGTCTGAGTATCGGAACTTACGGTTGGAGAATCTACGACTGTTGTACTATCAGAAGTTGGGGCAGTCACAGTCTCTTCAGCAGTCACAGTCTCCGACTGTACGGTCTGCGTCTCAGGATTGGGACTTACAACAGGGGTAGGAACTACGCCATTGTAGTAACCAGTAGCACTATCAGGAAGATTATCACTAACGTAAACATTGAATCCTGGTGGTGCATATCCGCCCTCACAAAATAATCTAGGGATATAACCCCTATCTGCAAAGAACTGGTTACTGTTATCCCATCCAATTTGGTAGGTCTGTTGAGTTCCATCCTGCTTGGCGCAAGTTACATCAGCATAGGCTGTTCCTGCATAGGCTTGAGGATAGAAAACAAAAGTTGTTCCAATTAAAATAAATAATACTGCGAACTTACTTGCTTTCCTTCTCACAGAGGAGGAGATAGATTTGGTCAACTCGTTGTTCCAATCGGTTCACTTGGTCTTTCACGGAACCGCCCCCATTTGGTTTTAACTCTGATAGATAGTGCTTAACAAGCCACTTCACAAAGCCAGCAAACCCAACTGTTATTGTCATTAAGGCAACGCCAAAGGCTGCCCATTCTGCTGCAGCCACTATACTGTCCTAATCGTTATCTCAACAATACCGCCGAAACCAGAGAAGCCTTTATCTGGTGGGGTACCACGCGTGAATGATACTTGTTCAATTACTGCCTGACGTGACTCACCAGTAGTGAGGTCTTGCCAAGTTACTACGTCTCCAGATTCCTCAATGTTTTCTAGCAGTTGGATTCTATCCATTGCTCTGCCTTCATAACCTGTTACCACGTTGTATCGGTCCGTCTCTAGGTCATAGCAGTAGACAGGGAACTGAATGACACGCTGACGTGGTGTAGCAATGGTTGCCTTAGCCTGATAGCCCTTGAATACTGGGCCTCTGCTATTGGTTGTGCCATCACGATACATAATAAACTTAAAGGCTACATATTCTTGAGCAGTAGTAGGGTTAGATGTACCCACCTCAATAGGATTGATGCTTGAATCGTATGAGATGTGGTCGTACTCAACGCCGTTTTTATCTACAGTCTCAAGTGTCATTGAACCATAGGTAAAGTCACCGCGTCCAAGAAGACGCTTAAAGTTCTTAGGCTCAAGAGTTCCATAGCGGATGTTACCTGTGGTGATGTAACCTGTAGTGCGAAGAGTTGCAGAGTCTTCAATATAAATTGTTCCATCTGCTGTGCCATTGTTGGCTGTACAAAATGCAAGTCTATCGGTTACGCTAGGGTCATCGTTGCCAATGAAAGCACAAGCAGTTGTCTTGTATCCAGTAACGCCATCTTGATATAGGTCATTAGCGTAAGCAAAGCGTAGGGTTTCTAGTTCATTTGATAAGTCAATACGAATGACTCCAGGCTCACCTGCTACACCAGTGGCACACCATACATAGTGGTCACGAGCAGCAAAGTCAAAGCAAGGTTGAGATGTTTCTACAATTAGTGGGCCATAGTTAATCGAACCATCTTGGTCAGATATAGCAGCAACGCGGATACCGCGATTTGTACCAATTACCATATAGCCTAGGTAATAATAAATCTTATGGACAATCTCACCGACTGGGAGTTCTGCTGCAACAATTGCTGAAGTAAGAGTTGGCATTACACCAGCAGTAGAGAGAGTAAACTTTTGAATGGTTGATTGAATGCCATTGTATCCAGCAATATAGATAGCAGGACCTGAAGCGGTAACTGATGTATAGACGTGGGTACTTGTTGGGTGTGTGTATATTGTTGTTGGCATAGCAGTTGCTGATGTTGAAAACTCGTACACTTTATTATCAGCACACATTACAATGCGGTCTTTGACGTACTCCATTGCAGCGTTGCTTATCTCTCCAACCTCATCGAACATCTTTGTATCAGAGTCAGCAGATGTAGCCGTTAATGCCTTCTTGTATACAGTCTTCTTGGTTGCTGTGTTGGTAATCCAGTAGGCAAATGTTCCATCGTCACAGATAGCATAGACTGGCAAATCTGTACCTGAGTTGTAGTCAACAAAGTGAATAATTGAAGCAACACCAGTTCCTACTGGAGATACAGCAGCAGATGTTACATTGCTAGCAGTCTTAGCATAGGTAAAGGTTGTGGTTGTAGGTACACCAGTAATACGATACTCACCATTGAAGGTAACATCTACTCCGCTAATAGTAATCTGCATACCAACAGATAGCCCGTGTGCTGCAGATGTAGTTAGAGTTGCTACGTTTGAAGTCAATGCTTTGTTACTGATAGAGACGGTGATAGCAGGGAATACCTTGTCTACATCAAACTCGTCGTAAAGCAATACACCTTTGTAGTTATTGCTGTTTGCACTCCACTTGATTGAGCGTAGGTGCTGCTGTGTCACACCATTAGATGCAAGAGCACCAGTAACAGTGTGAGTAGATGTGCAAGACTTGAGCAGAGTAGCCTGTCCTTTAGTCCAGACATCTACGCCCTTGCTATCAGCAAAGCGATAGTGTCCATTTTCATCAGTAGTTGCAGGGTCATAGAACTTAATGCCTGAACCAGAGTGGAATGACATCTGACTACGAATCCACCAGCCAGTAAGTGATTGCTCGCCAGGCTCAGTTCCATTGTCGAACTGGTCCTTACGAAATGGTGCAGTCTGACGCACATAAGGGCGTGCGTCATTGATTGCATAGATGAATGGAAGTCCACCAATTGCTACGTCGTAAGACATATCGGTGTTCTGCCAGATAGCCGTAGATGAAACTACGCCTACGTCAATTGCAATCGAGCGAGCATTGCCAAGTACGTCTCCACGACCTTCGGTAATATCTCTGCCAGCCAAGGCATACCTCCACTACTAGAAATTAACTATATTTTTTCTTATTCCAAAATAAATGCTTATAACGGTCAAACAACTTGCTTTTTAAATATCTTGTAACTTCATCTGGTCCTGAAATATCTTTAGAAATTTCAGATTTCCATTCATCGCGCTTAAATGGTACAACCTGAGCAATTGGCGTGCCAGCAGGAATCATAAACTCTTCTGTTGGATTTTTTAAAACAAAAGGAAAGTTTACGCTGGCTGAATATGTATCGGTATCCACAACTCCTTCAAGGATTGTAAACCATTTATTTGGGTTGTGCATAGGTGGTACAAATAAACAGGAATAACCCTTGGGCGTTTTGATTGCCCAAGGATTAGACCATTTAGGAAATTCAAAATCATTTGCACTAGGATGCAAGTATCCTTGTTTCCTGGGATGGAAGTTAATTAAATTAGGAATAGCAGAATTGTAATTTGGCTCGCCATCTTTGATGCTTACATAAACATCACACGGAGAAACAATAATATAGCCAGATGTAATAGCGTCTAAAACTGGAATACATTTTTTTATGGTCCGCAAACTGTCTGGGTTTTTTTCTTTCGGGAAAGAATGTTCCATTTTTTTATACCAATCAGGTATAAATTTTATAGCAGGTTGTGGAGCGTATTGATGCGCTACTCCAATAGTATCGGTAAAGGTTATTACATTTTTCTGACGCTTTTTAAACATCTTTGTTCCCCTCTGATTTATATAAGTTAAACTTATACTACTCTTCAGATGTAATAAGTTCAGGATTGACCCAAGAATTGTCAATCCATTTGTAAGTATTTTTAATTTCTGGTGTCATAATTGGGCCGTTTACTTCAGAAGAGAAATATGTTCTACGAATCTCTACAATAGAACCATCTTCATTTATTTCAGCAAACTTAATTATATCTGCCTCTGACCATACTCCATCTTCATATTTCTTTTTGATATAAAAATCGCCAGTACCATATTCTACTTCAATAGCACCTTCAATTTCTCCAGTCGTGTTTACCGAAGCCCAGCCAATTCCATCTTTTAATTGTACGAATGTTCTCATTATGCAAACTCCACTACTTCCCAGCGACAAGCGCCACTGACCACTAATTGTGTTGATGATGAAAGATAGCCTTGTACCACTGCAGCAACAAGATTATTTGTTCCTCCAGAAATTGTTAATGCTGGAATGCTGATATTCATAGCAATGTTATTATCTCTTTGAGTAGCATTCCCATCTCTTAATGAATAATTGTTGCTTGTGTTTGCGGTTACGGCACCAGTTGAACCACTTGCCGCAACTGTTCCAGATGAAGCAGTTCCAAAAACAGTGACAAATGATTTATTTATGTCTACTGCTGTAATTGTTACTGTTCCAGACGATGCTGCTAAACCTCGCTGTACTGATTTAATTCCTCCTCCTGCTGCTGCAGGAAATACCGATAGACCCATTACGAAATCTCCACTCCGCTGATATGAAAGTCAATTGTTGTTGCAGATGCAAAGCCTTTAATAGTCTTTGTTGTAGCCAAGACCTGCTTAAGGTCAATGTATACTGTTGAGTTTGCTGCAATTGCTGTAGTTGTATGCAAGTCAACATCATCAAGCAATAAAGTAAATGTGCCAGCAGATGCAGCGGTGTTAGCCACTGCTATGTTGGTAATTACTGTAGTTGTAGATGATGGAACTGTGTATAGTGTTGCGCTAGATGTTGCAAATGCTCCTCTAGCCAGAGCCTTAGTTGTTGTAGCCATTAGTTACTACCTTCCTCTGTTGATGGTGACACAAAATTAGTGCCATCCCATTTGTCTCCTGAACCTGCATACTTGCCACGAAACGTAGCATTGTAAGATGTTTGTACCCATTCGGTATCTGCACCGTATAGTGACTTGCAGAAGTCAATACCAATTGACTCTTGCTCTACACCATTCTCATCGTGTAATACTTCATTGTTTACTACAATTACTTCACCGACTATGCCGTCGTATATTCTTGCAAAATGTGCCATTTGGTTATCCAATCACTATGATTACTACGCCTGAACCGCCATTACCAGCGACACCGCCTGTCTCACCGCCACCACCGCCCGTATTAGCGACTCCATTACGATTGCTGTTGCCTCCACCGCCACCTGCAACATTTGCTGCTCTAGTGCTTCCACCACTTGCGCGAGTCACAGAGGTACCAGTTATCGAACTGGCGACTCCTGCACCTCCAGAATTTGCAGAGGCATTTCCTCCAGCGCCTCCACCGCCGCCACTATCAGTGACATTGCTTCCAGCAGCGCCCGAATTACCTTGGCTTAGTAAACCGCTACCGCCTGCTCTTGCCCCATTAACTCCACCACCACCGCCAGAACCGCCAGATATTCCATTACCTTCGCCACCCGTGTTGGAGCCGTAGCCACCACCGCCGCCACCAATTGCTGTATAGCCGATTGGTGGCACTCCTATGCTTGAAGGGCTGCCTGAAATACCAGTTCGTCCGTTGTTAGTACCACCTGCTCCCACTGTCACAGTCTGAGTACCTACGTTTAATAGGATTGAAGCGTTGTAGATGTATCCACCTGCGCCTCCTGCGCCTGCTTGACCACCATCAGCGTTGCCCCCGCCGCCTGCAATAATCAAAACCTCAGCAGTACCAGCAGTACAAGTAATGGAACCTGAACCATTGAAGATGTAGATAGTCTTCCCAGCACGTGAAGATGTGTCAACGGTAGGAGAACCAGTGGTACCAGTTACGGTAGCCTTACCAATTCCTCCACCACCAATAGGTGTAAATAAAGGCATTATGTCTCCTTATGCGTATTTGATTGGACCAGCACCGAGTACGGTGTAGGTTGCTGATGCAGTCTTAATAATTGTAAATGAGTAAGCATCAATTGATGATGCGTTACCAGAGGCAGGGGCAGTTCCACCAGAATACTTAGGTGTTACTGCAGAGCCATCAATTTGAAATGCTGTCTGATAGTAGGCTGTGCTTCCATTAGTAACAAGAAACGCTACAGTAATTGCATCACCAGTAGCAAGAATGCTATTAAGTGTTGCTCCAGATGTAGCACGAACATTAAGAGTCCAGTTAGCAGAAGCATTTGATGTGTAGTAGAGCACACCCTGTGTTGCTGCATCAAAGTTAATTGTTCCAGTTGCTGCTGTAGCAGATACTGTCATACGCTCTTCTGGAGAGATAATGACTGGAGTTGTAAGAGTTGGAGATGTTGAGTTAGCCTTAGCGTCAATCTGTGTTTGCACTGCTGATGTAACGCCATCTAGGTATCCCAACTCTGTTGCCGATACAGTTGTTAAGGCTGTACCAGCATTGGCTAAATCTCTTGCTTTAGTCATTAGTATGCTCCCATAATGCTCATAATTGTTGATGATTCTAAATCTACTTCTGCCCATTTAAGACCAGTAGCAGTTGAGGAATCTGCGGTAAGAACAAATCCATTTGTTCCAAGAGTTAACTTGCCTACGGTGTCGGCACCAGTACCAGCAAGCAAATCTCCCTTAGCATCAAAGAGCGTAGGAGATAATACGTTGGCTAGTTCAAATGCTGTGAAGGTAATAACCTCTAGGATGTCACCAGCAGCCAAGGCTGCAAGGGATGTAATGCTTGTACCATTGGTTGCTGTATAGTCTGAGGTACGAGCAAGAAGTACACCATTAAGATATACCTGCTCCTTGCCAACAATGTAGGAAAGGGTAAGCCCGTTGTCGTCAGGACCTGACTCAGAAGTTTCTCCACCTGATGCTGTATAGCGATAGCGGAAGATGTCTGAGGTAGATGAAATAGATGCCCATTCAGCACCATCCCAAGCAAGCATTGCGTTGGCTACTGAGTTCCAATATAAAGCACCTTCAATAAGTGCATTGCCGTCATTATCTACAGACGGAGCAGTTGATTTAGCACCAAGGTAGCGGTCATCAAATGAATCATATGAAGCAGCAGCAGCAGTAGCGCTGGCTGCAGCAGCCGTAGCAGAACCAGCCACAGTATCTACATACGCCTTGGTGGCAGCGTGTAGGTCTACTGTAGGTGCACCTGACAGAGTAAGGGCACCAGTCATAGTAGAGCCAGCCTTAAGCACGAATGAATCGTAAACAGTTCCACCAGCCTGAATTGCTGTTGCAATTTCGCCAAGGGTATCAAGAGTAGATGGGGCTGAGTTAACTAGGTCAGCAACCTTTGTATCTACATACAATTTAGTCGCAGCATCTGCGTTAGAAGTAGGTGTGCCAAGGCTTGTAATCTTCTGGCTATTAACAGATACTGAACCAGTAGGTGCAGCCATCTGGTCTAAACGAGATGTGCGAACCTGTGTGTCAAAGTCTGAGATAGTAGAGGCTGTCTGTGTGCCAGTGTGGTTGGCGCGAGCATATGGGTCAGAAACCATCTTGGCTGCCGTAATGGTTCCGTTGGCAATATCAGAGGCTACGATAGTTCCATCTACCAAGTCAGCAGAAGTAATAGTTCCACCAAGGCTCAACTTGCTGTATGCAATACCAGCAGATGCATTTATATCAGCATCTACGATTGTTCCATTAGCAATCATTGTTGATGTGACAGTACCTGTATCAGCCACAGTCACTGCTGTGCCGCTAATCTTTGTCTTGTCAATTGCAGCAGAAGCATTGATGTCTGCGTTAACAATTGCTCCAGTACCAATTACTGTGGTAAGACTTACGTTGCCAGTGCCATCAAATGTAACTCCGCTTGCTTCTACATCTCCAGTTAATTGGAATGTGCGAGCAGTTGCCAAGGCTGTAGCCGTAGCAGCATTACCTGTTGTAGAACCAGAAGAACCAGTTACGTTACCAGTAAGATTACCCGTAAAAGTTCCTGCAATAGCACCAGTACCAGTAATGGTTGGGCTAGTTAAAGTTTTGTTTGTAAGTGTCTGAGTTGTATCAGTTCCTACCAGAGTTGTTGTAGCATCTGGGATTGTAACTGTTCGGTCTGCTGTAGGGTCTACAACCGTAAGTGTTGTCTCAAATGCATTGTCAGTAGCACCTTCGAAGACAAGGCTTCCATCACCAAGGGTAAGGCTTGTGATTGTAGGTGTTGTAATTACTGGAGAAGTAAGAGTCTTGTTGGTCAGGGTCTGAGTATTGGTTGTACCGACTACCGCGCCAGTTGCACCGTGACCTGTAGTTGCTTCAATGTGGTTATTTGCTTCTTGGTAATCACGACCAATCGCCATATGACGAACCACTGCACCAGCAGAGTGAGCCTGACCAGTTGAACCATCAATGTTACGAGTAATGGTAATTGTGTTGCCAGATGAGTAGACCGTTACATCTACAATTTCTTCAAGGGCTGTATCTGGGTCAATGACTACTGTGTATGTTTCTGTACCAGTAAGAGTCTTTCCACCCATAAGAGCAGAGCCAGATACGACAGACATCGTTGTAGCATTTGATGTAAGAGGCGCAGTCAGAGTTGTCTGCTGCGAGCGAGATGAGTATTTACGTGTTGTCATTGACGGTCCTTATCGGCGGGAGAAGTGAACTCGTGGAGGATAGTTCTGCTGTTGCGATTGTGTTTCTTCATTAAGACGTTGTGTATACAATGCGTAGAGTTGCTTAGTCGCACTCTGTGATGCACCATATGGACGCTTGCTGTCTGTCTCGTCAGCCTGTGGGCTAACCTGTGAGGCACGTGCTGGGTCAAGGAATGTGAGCAAGCGATAGGCTGCGCCTAGGATTACTACATCTCTTGTTGACTCAGGCAATCCTGTTTGTGTTGTATAAACTTGAGCGTTAGTTGTGAAAGGCGCTGGGTCGGCAGCGTAAACTACACGAACTGTGCGTCCTGAGATAGGAGCCTCACCTAGTGTGATTGTCTGTGCACCTGCACCCCAGGCTGTAGCATCTGCTGTTGATTCAAAGTCCCAGCGACGGATTGGTCGCCATTCCTTTGATGGTCCAATGTCTTGCCAAGAAACTGTAAGGATATTCTTGATGTCAAGGTTATTGAAACCATAGGTTGACTGTGCAGCGTTGAATGTAAACGATGTGCTCTTGACTGCAAAGATGCTCGCTCCAAGGGAACGAATGGTGTCGTTGATTGCTCGCTTGATGCTAAAGCGTGGGAAGGTAGGAGCAATCGTAACCTTCGCATCGAGTGCGTGGGTAGCAGCAGTTGTACCTAGATAGCCACGACCATAAGGAGATACTGTCGCTGTATTAGCAACACGGTCAAAGGTGTCTACCCAGAGTAGTTCTTCATCAATTTCAATAGTGCCCTTACCTACAGAGTCGGTAGACCCAAGGCTTAGGATAAGCGGAGAAGCGCTAGATGAAGTTGTTGTAGTAACAGGAGCAGTTAAGTGTGTAGCCCTGTCCTGCTGAAAGGTGTAGCCAGAGAGGTTGATTAGAACCTCATCAATCATATTTACAAGGGTAGTTGTCACTATATAGTCCTTAATGCGTCAACCGCAGATTTGCCAGTAGTTCCAGCGAGTTCGTTACAAACACCATTGAGGTCCTTGAATGCAGATGGCTGACGAGCAGCACTTACTTTGTAGTTAAGCGCACCGATTATTGCTTTACCTGTAGTACCAGCCCACTTGTTGGCAGCACCTTGTTCGTCAAGGAACGCTGTCATTGCTGGGTAGGTTCCACCGTTGGCTAAACGATTCAGTTCGGCGCACAGTGTGCTGCCAGCAGTACCTGCCATTGTTATCTCCTTTTGGTCATTGCGTTGTAATAGTGTTCGTCAAAAGAGAACCGCTTCATATGTGGAGCAGTTGCACCTGTGTCACACCAGAGTGGGATTCCTACCTTGTCGCACAATGCGAAGAAGTAGATGTCCTCACCAATAAACTTTGTTCCTCGTCCCATCTCCATAAAGAGTTGTGCATCTGGTAACTCTTTTAGAATCCTGTCAACCACGCTACGGTGCATAAGGATGAACCCCATACCTGCCGCGCCTACCTGAATCAACTTGTCCTTAGGTAGTGGGTGCACTCTGACCAAGCCAAAGCCACCATCTTTATTGTCTGCAAAGTTAAAGACCGTAGGCATTGGAACCATCAAGGGTTCCTCTGGATTGTCTGTAGTGAAATAGACTCCAGTGACCATTGGCTTCTCGTCTTTATCCTTGGCATTCCATAACTTTAAGAATGTCTCTGGACTGATAACTACATCTGAGTCAACCCAGAGTAGCCAGTCAGATTTGTTCTGCTCGTGCCAATATCTAATTACTGTCTCACGTTGCCTAGCAATCTGATTGCCTTGGCTACGGAGTGTGGATTGGAAAGTAATACCTGACTTCAGCATTACATCTGTTACGCCTTGCATAAACTTTCCATCCACCATACCGTTATCGCACCAAGCGATTGATACCGTCTCTTGCATTGTCCCCTACTTTCTTACTTCTTCTTTGCTCTTGCGTTATCCACAAGATTTGGATAAGGTCTTCCAGCCTTCTTAGCCATTGCTTTAGCCTTGGCCTTTTGAGCAGGTGTCAGCGGAGTTGACTTCTTCTTTGGATTCTTCTTATCCCAGAATGCTACTTTCTTTGCCATTACCATTTCACCTTATCTGCCCAATATGCTGCACTCATCTTGCCTTTAGCAATGTTCTTAGCGTGACGTGCTTTGAATGATGCTTGACGTTTAGTTGGCTTTCTGTCACCAGTAACTCCCTGCTGACCAAAGCGAATAGTCTTGACCTTATCGCCTTCTTTAGCCACAACTACGTGACTCTTCTTGGGGTGATTTGGTGTGCGCTTAGGCTTGTTAAAGCCTGACACTCCTGCCCGCTTTAGTCGAGGGTCAGCCATTTATCTATTCTTTGTTCCGAAGAGTCCGCCTCCGCCGCCAAAGCCGCGTAGACCAGGACGACGCTTAGGTGGTGTTGGTGGAGTTTTTTTAGGTGGTGTTACGCCTTTAGATTTACTACCCTTATTAGGTACCATTTTTTGTACATTAGAACCTTTAGGGTTTCGTAGAATGGCTTGACCGCTTACAGTTTTAGGGTCTGGATTGTAAGATTTCTTACCTGCTGTTTTCATAGAATCAGTAACAGTTCTAGTAATTGGAAGAGTGCCAGTTTTAGCAACACTAGCCTTGCTTTTTTTCATAGCAGTTTCGCTCTTAGTAATTACTCGTACTGCACCACCGCGTGGACCAGAAGCACTTGGAGCACTAGGATTCTTTACTGTTGGCTTTGTTAAAGGCTTCTTTGGTTGTACCTTTACTACAGGCTTTTCTGGTGTGCCAATTGTATATTTTGTTACACGTTTTGTTGGACCACTTGGACGAAGTGGCTTAGGCTTTTTATTCATTGCCATTTTATTTACCCTTTACTTTCTTTAGGTTTGGATTCTTTTTCTTTGCAGCAGGACTAGCCTTGCGTGCACCTGCTGCTAGAATTGCTCCAGCAGACTTCATAGATACGCCTTGCTTTTTAACAATAGATTTCTGTGCGGCTTTAAAGCCCATTCCTTTAGGCATTGTTTATAGCCCTCGTGGACGCTTAAGCCCTGGCTTAAGTTTTACTGGAGGACGCTTACCCTTTAATAGGAAATCGTCAAGTGTTGGCTTTTTTGCTTTTGGTTTAGGAGTTGGCTTATTAAGCGATGGATTTTGTTTGCTTTTAGGACTTGCAGGTGCGGTCTTTTTCTTAGGCTTAGCCGTTGGCTTGTCACCAAAAAAGAATTCAAGTCCTCTTGCAACAGGGTCTTTTGAACGTCTCGCACTGGCTGGTGGCTTAGGTGTTGGTTTCATTGCCATTACTTCTTCTTACCCATCTTCTTAGCAACCTTCTTCTTGACAGGCTTCTTCTTAGTCGACTTCATCATCATTGCCTTTTCTTCCATACCCTCGGCTTTGGCATACATCTTTGCTGCCTTCTTACCTTTTGGGGTGTATGGGAATTTCTTCATTCCTACCATTGGCATTAGATTGCTCCTATTTCTTTCATTACTGCTGCTGTGTTTTTGTTTATGTCTTTAGCCTTAGGCATTGTGTCTGCGTCATACGCTTTTCCCAATGTCTCAGATGCCTGATAAGCCTGCTCGACGTGAGCGCGTGTGGTTCCTGATGGCTGTATGCCAGACTCCCTAGCCTTGCGGTAGGAAGCCAGTTCAGAGTTCCACTTCTTATCAGGTATATCTCTTGTTGCATCGCCTGCGTTTAACTGCAAGCCCTTGGCCTTACACCCGAAGCAATCTTCGTCACATTGTGTATGGTCAATATCTATATCTTCTTCTGCCAGAAACGGTTTATCCGATGTCTCGTCGCAGAGCACGCAGCCCCACAGTGTCGCCACAAAATCGTGAGACTCACTGAAACCCCATTCCAAAACTTTACTAATATGACTGTGCATTTTGTCCCCTACTGTACTGTGAAGTTTGCTTCTGTTACCCCTACATTGCCAGCAATTAACGCTGCCTTCTCTGCTTCATCTACCGTGTGATTATAGCCACCACGATAAACAACGTCATAGTCATTAAGGTCTTCATCTACTGCATAACGTATCTGTGAATATGTAGACCCAGACTTGACGATAGTTATACCTTTGCGTAAGTTGGCAAAGTAAAACAAGCGATGTCCACCAGAGGGACCCTCAAGTACATACGGTGTTTGAAATGTATACGTTGCCATAGTTCTCCTTAATGAACTTACTGATGAGGCTAGGTTTCCCTAGCCCCACCCGTCAATCAATTAAGCGATTGATGAACCTGATTCGATTCGGAATAGTGCTTCTTCGCGGTAGCGAGCAAAGCCAAGTACGCCGTACCAACCCATTGGGCGGTGACGCATCAACTTGTCAACTACTGGTCCGATGACTACGTGTGGCTCTTCTGCAACTGCTTCAGCAAGTGCTTGCTGTCCGCAGAGGATAGTGCGGTACACCTTTGCAGATGAAGCACCGTCTGTTGCTGAGTAGAGACGTGGTGACTCAACGAAGTATGCACCTTCGTAAGTTCCAATCTCTCCTGCCCAGATGCGGTCCTGTGCAGAACCGTACTGGTTAGGAAGAAGCCATCCTGCAGAACCTGTCTCAGCGCGGAGGTCGTGTGAAACTTCTGGGTGGATACCAGCCCAGTAGAGTGAACCCTTGCGAGCAGTGGTCTTGTTAGCGCGGAGTTTCGCAACTGCGCGACGGATGTTTGCAGATGAAAGTGTTGCAGCAGCAGTAACTGTTGCTGTTGATGTTGCTGTTGAACCTGAGTAGATGACGTTTGAGCCACCACGTAGGGTTGTCATAGCAATAGAATCAATTGAATCTGCGAGGTTGAATGCAATGATGTTAGCAATTGCTGGGTCAACATCTGCAAGTGAGAACAACTCAAGTGCACGTGTTACAAGAACAGAGTTACCGTACTCGTTAAGAGTAATGGTGACAGATGTTGGTGTAGACATTGCTACTGCATCTGGGTCTGTATCTTCTGTGAGTGCTGTTGTTGCTGTTGAAAGGTCAACGTAGCGCTGTAGAACTACTGTTGAGCCAGGGATTGATTGGCGTGCTGGGCGCTTGTCGGCGACTGAACGAATAAGTGGCTCGCTACGAAGTGCGAACTCAAGAAGTCGGTCATAAGCCTTCTGTACTAAACCAGCACCACCTGCTGTTCCTCCAAGAGAGGAGGAACCTGTGGATACGTATGCGTTTGACATTTAGGTATATTTCCTTTTGTAGTTAGAAACTATGATTATTTATTCTTGTGAGCGAAGTAAACTTAAAATCTCTTCTGCTGTTTCAGCGTGGTCGAGGCGGTAGTTTAGGTCTTCTGCTCTGTCAGGTGTGTATGCACCCTGTGTAACGACGTCCTGCTGACGTAATGCAGCGCGGTCCATCTCGTCTACTTTAGGGGCTTCCTCTGCTCTAGTTAATCCGAACAAGTCTCCGTTTTCGTCGAGCCAGTTATTCACTGATTCTTCGTTAACATCATCTATGTCCTTAAGGATTAGACGTACAGCCTTAGGATTGACACCCTTCTTTTCTAGGACTTCCTTGACGGTTCTCTCACGTTGAACCTTGGATAATGATTCCAATTGGTCTGTGAGTTCCTTGATTCGTTTTTCATCATTACGCTTGGCTTTCCGCAACTTCTTTAAGAGGTCGCTTCCATCCATATTGTTGGTGACTTCTGTGTCCAAGTCATCGTCTTCGTCATCCCAGTAGTTGTTGCTCATAGCAACTTTCCACCCTTCTATTTGTAGTAGTCGCAAGCCTCAGGTTCCAATCGGGGAACTGGTCTGGCTCTTGCTATCGGTCTGATACGCTGACGGGGCCGATAGGTCCGTTCAGGATTCTA